GGATTTTGCTGCCCCGCAAACTGGAAATCTGAAGCTGCGCTTTTGTATACGACAATAGCTAAACTAGGGACAATATCTCCAGATCGGGCTGCAGGAACTTGATTTTCTACCGTAAGATACGGTACAATGCCAGATCCATTCTCCTGACACGTCATCCAAGGAAACGTGTTAAGGTATGGTATAGTAATTCTATGAATAGTAGATCCGCGAACAGTAACTACTGAAGACACTATATCTCCTACTCTTGCAGAAGTAGGGGAATAGTGCAGCTTAAAAACTAATCTAAACGTATTCATAGGTGAACCAAACATGGCAAAGGTCAAAGTTATACCTCCTCTCCACATTCTAAAAAATGGCCTTATGAACTCAAGACGAGAACATTCAGGTGTGTCAGTAAACACATTATAAGAAAATGGATTGGTATTGAACGATAGTTTATCAATGGAATTACCCAATAAAACATGACGTTCACTTAACCAAGGAAGCAGTATGAAAGACTTAATTCGGGTTTTAACACCCTGGGGACACGGCATATGTCCTCCTCCCAACAAGTTCCGTGGGCGGGAGAAGTTCATATTACCATATATAGAGGGGACGACATCCATGGACTCAGCAGCACCTCCATCTTCAGTACCTTTCGATACAGGAAGAGGGGCTGCTGGAGCATCACCATCAGACGTGTAATGCTCATACAACGCCTTAGTTTGATTTGTCATCCATTCTGCTGCTGTTGCTGTAAAGGCTTCTGCATGCTTTTCGGCATACTTACGCCCTTGTCGCAACAACTCATCAGCTACCATAGAAGGTATGCCTGATTGAAGTTTGAGGGAGGATGTGAAACCATCGCGAGCAGCAACGGGTCCAGCCACTTCAACCCCATTTAACCTAGCAAAAACTGCTACTTCTACCGTCTTGGGTGTTGTGGAACTAGTGGAGAATATATCACCAAAACCAACTATTTTTAATGAATTCAACGCATTAAGCGATTTATCTATAGCCGATTCCGTGGTGTGATCAGACTCTAACCATGTAGTATTAAACAACCAAGGTATAGTAAGTTCAGCTTCTGGCATAGAAGCTATATCTATCAACATACAATCCTCATGAGAAAGCCAACCATAATCCAAGTTCGGATTTGTGGCATGT